GTATATTTGACCTAGACGTTGACTCCAACGGTAGATGGTCAGTTGAGAAGTTCAAAGGTCTTCTATTCCAAATCGAGAGAGATGCAAACGCAATTGCTCAAGAGACTCGTAGAGGAAAGGGTAACTTCTTGATGTGTTCTGCTGACGTTGCTAGTGCTCTAGCAATGGCTGGTGTACTTGACTATAGTTCTGGTTTGACTGGTGCTGGTGGACCTTCCATCGGTGAAGTTGATGATACTGGAAACCTTCTAGTTGGTACAATCAACGGACGCATTAAGGTTTATGTTGACCCATATGCTGCTAACCTAAGCGACAAGCACTTCTATGTCGTAGGTTACAAGGGTACTTCTCCTTATGATGCTGGACTGTTCTATTGCCCATACGTTCCTCTACAGATGGTTCGTTCAATAGACCCAAGCACATTCCAACCTAAGATTGGATTCAAAACACGTTACGGTATGGTATCTAACCCATTCGTTACAACTAACGGTGTATACAGTGGAACTCCTGATGGAGAATCACTAACTGCTAATGCTAACATGTATTACAGACGTACACAGGTTACAAACCTAATGTAAATTTTACATTACAAATATCTTGGGGTCCTCACGGACCCCTTTTTTTGTCTATATAAATTCTAAAAGAGCTGCTATAATATGAAAAGTAATATGCAATATTTAATTTGGTCTTCTATTCTAGAACAACTAGAGAAGCACAATAATACCAGTGGACATTACTACAATATGGTATATGCAAACGTTAAACAACATGAACCAAAAAAATCTTAGTTCGCGCTACAGTAAAGAGTGCATGAATATAAGAAGTGAAGTATTAACAATTCTCTTCCAAGAGTTTGGTAATGGTTCACCAACAAATAATATGAGAATCTACGAGTGTGCAGATAAGTTAATGAAAACGTTTAATTGTGACTGACTAAATAGTTATAGCTTGGGAAGTTGACATGTCTGCCGACTGGTACAAATCACAACTAAAGAATAGAAACTACCTATCACCACTTGGTTTTAAATTAGAACTTGAGTTATTTGATGGTGTAGATTTCTTTTGTCAGCAGGCAAACATCCCAGAAATAACAATGCCTGTAACACAAGTCCCTACAAGGTACCGTTCCGTGCCCATCGTTCCTGGTGGAGGAGTGACCTTTGGGGATTTTTCTGTACAGTTTATTATAGATGAAGATCTAGTAAACTATAATTCTATACAGAAATGGATCAGGCGTAATGGAAATGATGGTGGTGACTCTACTATCGTTCCAGGAGAACCAGAGTACAGTAACGGTCGGTTACTGATTACTACCTCAAACTATCAAATAAAGAAAGCAATAGTGTTTAAAGGTTTATTTCCTATCTCTATTACTTCCGTTCCCTTTGATGCTACAGTGACCGACCAAGAATACTTTACAGCAAATGTTGTATTCAAGTACCACAACTACATGATAACCGACACTAACTTTAATGAACTTTGATTCACTTCGTAATCGCTTTGATAAAATCCGTGAAGATTGGGCAGAAGACTCTGGAGTAGATTTCCAATTTAAGAATAAACAATATACCACAGATCTTGGTAAGTTAGCTCTTGAAATCCCTTTTCAACACAATAAATATTTAAACCATTACACTGATCTAACAGAAATTAAAACCTCTTTGGAGTTTCAAGCAAGGCAACTTGTAAGACAGAAGAGAGAATATTACGGTGGAGAAGCTGACGCTAAAACCTATGCAGAAAAACCATTCGGCAACAGCATCAAAACCTCAGAGAAGATGAAAGTTTATCTTGAGTCTGACGAAGATATTATAAACATAGAAGCAAAGGTCAAGTACATTGATCAGATGCTATTTTTCTTAGATCAAGTAATGAAACAAATCTCCAGTCGTGGGTTCCAGATTAACTCTGCTATCCAGTGGGAGAAATTTATAAACGGTAGTGACTAATGTCCGACATTGTAATTAAAAAGAAAAATGAGGTATACGTCACTGTCGCTGGAGCAGCTCACATTCATCATGAGTTGTCTGATTACTTTTCATTTGAAGTACCAGAAGCAAAGTTTCTAAAAAGAAATCCCAAGTACAAGTACTGGGATGGAACAATTCGTCTATATTCTCCTGCAAATGGTGAGTTGTATGGAGGTTTACTAGACCATTTATTTGAGTGGGCAGATGAAAGAGCATACACCGTAGCATATGAAAAGAATGATTGGTACGGTGACGCTAGTGATACCAATGGGTTTGTATCTTTAGAAGGAGTCAAACTCTTTATGGACAAGATAAGCAATGTCCCACCTCGTGACTACCAGTATGAGGCAGTCTACGAAGCACTTAAGAATAATCGTAAATTACTTCTTTCCCCTACGGGCAGCGGAAAGAGTCTGATGATCTATTCCCTCGTCAGATACTATTGCGCTACCAACAAGAAAACGCTCATCATCGTGCCTACTACTTCTTTGGTAGAGCAAATGGTCAACGACTTCAACGAGTATGGATGGAATGCTGATGCTCATGTTCATAAAATTTATAGTGGAAAAGATAAAGTAACAGAAAAGAAAGTTATAATTTCAACATGGCAGTCTATCTACAAGTTTCCTAAAAGATACTTTGACGACATTGACTGTGTAATAGGAGATGAAGCACATCTCTTCAAATCCAAATCCCTAACAGGCATTATGACTAAATTACATAATGCAAAATATAGATTTGGTTTTACTGGTACGCTTGATGGTAGCAAGACACACAAGTGGGTACTAGAAGGATTGTTTGGATCCTGTAAACAGGTTACCAAGACTGACGAATTAATCAAGTCTGGTTACCTATCTAAGTTTAGAATCAAGGTATTACTATGTAATCATGCTCCGCAATACTTTGAGTCATATCAAGAAGAAATTGATTTCCTAGTGCAGCATCGCGGAAGGAATAACTTGATCAAGAATCTAGTAGCGGATATAGAGGGTAACACTCTTGTTCTTTTTAATTATATCGAAAAACATGGTGAACCGCTATACGAATTGATAAATAATACTGTAGATGAGCAAAGGAAGATATTCTTTGTTCACGGTGGAACAGATGTAGAAGACAGAGAAGAGGTAAGACATTTAACTGAAACCGAAGATAACGCAGTCATTATCGCTTCTTACGGAACATTCTCCACTGGTATTAACATAAAGCGATTACACAACATTATCTTTGCCTCACCTAGTAAATCCCGTGTTAGGAACTTACAATCAATAGGAAGGGTCTTACGTAAAGGAGAAGGAAAAGATATAGCGACCCTATACGATATCGCTGACGATATCAATGGTAGGAACTACACTCTCAAACATTTAAACGAGAGAGTAAACATTTACCAATCGGAAAACTTCAAATATGAAGTTATAAAAGTAAACTTACGATAGGAATATGGAAGAAGAATTCTATGCGGTAGTAAAGTTAGTATCAGGTGAAGAGATTATATGTAAGATTTGTTACATGCCTGAGGAAGATACGTGTCTGATAAGTGAACCAATGAAAGTAGAACATGTAACTAGACATCAAAATCTACAAGGTATTCAAGGATTTACTTTAGTGGAATGGTTACATTCTACTTTTGAAGATCTATTTCTTGTACCAAGAAAACATATTCTTACTATGAGTGAGTGTGATAAGAAAGTAGAGAACTTTTATCTTAAATGTTTATCAGAAGATAAGAAACAAAAGTCTTTAGCACAACATGTTAATGAAGGTAAGAATGGTAATCCAGAAAAAATACTACCTGGATACGTTGGATCAGTAGATCAAACGAGAAAATTACTTGAGAAGATATACAAAGGAAGCTAAGATACTATGTTCCTTTGAACCTTCACAAGGTTATTGTACTAAGTTTATGAGGATTCGTCAAGCCCCCTATTGCATGAGTTTTGATTTTGTGATAATATAGGTACATGTAAAAGGAAATATATGGTCAGGCGTAAAAACACCGAATACTATGTGAACAACAAAGAACTATTGGAAGCAATGACTTCCTATAGGGAAAGAGTTATTTACGCAAAGGAACACGACAAACCCAAACCAAGGGTGAGTAACTATGTTGGTGACTGCTTTTTAAAGATCGCAACTCACCTTTCCTATAAACCAAACTTTGTTAATTATCCATTCAGAGAAGATATGATCTGTGATGGTATTGAAAACTGCTTGCAGTACATTGATAACTTCGATCCTGAGAAGTCTAAGAACCCTTTTGCATACTTTACTCAAATCATTTACTACGCTTTCCTACGTCGCATACAGAAGGAGAAGAAGCAACTCGAAATTAAACAAAAAATCCTTGATCATTCTGATGCAGCATCTGTTATGCAGATCGACGATAGTGGCGGTACCTCAGGTTCTGCTGAGATGAATACCATTAAAGAAAATATTGAGATCAGGATGAACCGATGAGTGATAAATTGTGGGAGGACATGAGGAGACTTAATACATTGTATGAAGAACTTATGTGGGGATATGATGATGTGTTAGAATTTACAATTGAGAATGAACGGATTGTTATTTACAACAGAACACAAGAACAACAGCAACAACAATGAGTGGAGATTACGAATCATATGAATGGAATGATACCCCGTGGGGAAGATTCCGTATCGAGAGCCAACGCTCTGGAACGTGGACTAGCTACAGTGAAGATGGTAAGGGAATCGTCACCTGCTATTCGAGGGAAGTTTGTATTGAAGTCACTAGATTCCACCTGGAAGGTGTCGCAACCGACTGGTCAACTTCTGGAATCGCTGACGAGACAATGGGAGAAAAGAGATGAAGATTGCAGTAATAACTGATCAACATCTAGATGCTCGTAAAGGAAACCCAGCGTTCTGGGAATTCTTTCAGCAGTTCTATGATAATATATTCTTTCCTACTCTTGAAAAAGAAGGTGTAGAAACTATTATTGATTGCGGCGATACTTTTGATAATAGAAAAACAATTGATTTTAATACCTACAATCGAATTACAGATAATTACTTCTCACGATTAAAGGATTATAATGTGCATATGATTCTTGGTAATCACTGCACATATTATAAGAACACTAATAAGATTAATTCACCAGAGCTACTTCTAGACAAGTATGATAATATTAATGTCTATGCTGAGGCAGAAGAAATTAAGTTAGGTAGTAAAACCTTTCTTATGCTTCCATGGATTAATAAGGAGAATAAAGAGAGTGTTCTTAAGATTCTTGAAACCAGTAACGCAGATATCCTATGTGGTCATCTAGAACTTGCTGGATTTGAGATGACTCCTGGTCTTATGATGGATCATGGTATGGATAGAAATCTATTTCATAGATTTAATCGTGTCTGGTCTGGACACTACCATCACAAATCAAAGCATGGTAACATACAGTATCTTGGTAACCCATACCAAATTTACTGGAATGACTATAAAGATCAAAGAGGATTTCATATCTATGATACAGAAGCAGACACATTAACTTGGATCAAGAATCCATATGAAATCTTTCACAAGATCTACTACAATGATATAGAAACCGATTATGATAAAGTAGATGTAACTCCTTACAAGAACTCCTTTATCAAGATTATCGTTGAAGAAAAAAGAAAGTATGCTCAGTTTGACTCATTCATTGATAGAATGTATAGGGCAGGAGTTCATGATATTAAAATTATTGAGACTCTAGTCGATTCAAATATTGATGATGATGCGGATATTGATGTTAAGGATACATTGACTCTACTCAATGAGTACATCGACGAAGTTGAGGTATCCGTAGACAAGTCCGACCTAAAAAAATTGATGCAGACATTATACATAGAGTCATGTGAGGTAACATGACGTGTATATTCTTACTCTAACAGGCAAACCAGAACAGGTATTTTCTCTTGCTAACCTTTCAGACCGTCAAGTGGTCCCAATGTTTGAGCAAGAAGAAGATGCTGAACGCTATGTTTATCTAATAGATGAATGTACAGATCCTATGGCTCCAGAATTGGATGTGATAGAGATTGAAAAAGATGCTATAATAAAAGCATGTAAGTCTATGGGTCACGATTATGTTGTGTATTCAGAAGACGATTTGATTATTCCACCTCTCAGTTTATGATTACGTTTGAAAAAGTACGTTGGAAAAATTTTTTAAGTACAGGCAATACCTTCTCGGAAGTTGATCTTCGAGTTGCAAAGACTAATTTAATTGTTGGTAGTAATGGAGCAGGTAAAAGCACCATTCTAGATGCCCTTACTTTTGGTTTGTTTGGAAAACCTTTTCGTAAAATTAGTAAATCATCTCTAGTAAATAGTGTTAATGATAAGGATACTGTTGTTGAAGTAGAGTTTACGATTGGTAAAAATGAATACCAAGTAATGCGTGCTATCAAACCAAACAAACTTGAGATATCAGTAAACGGACAGTTGTTTAATCAAGAAGCAGCAGTCAATGATCAACAAAAGAATTTTGAAAAGAATGTTTTGAAGATGAACTTCAAATCATTTACTCAGGTTGTAATCTTGGGTGCCTCAACATTTGTTCCCTTTATGAGAATGCCTCTAGGACAGAGGAGGGAAATTATTGAAGACATTCTAGACATTCAGATTTTCTCTACGATGAATGATAACCTGCGAGCGAAGGTAAAGATTAATAATGAAGAACTGAGAGAGATTGATTATCAATTAGAACTAGTTAAGAATAAAATTGCTATCCAGAAAGAACATATGTTGAATCTGGAGAAGAGAGACAAGGAAGAAATTGACAGGAAGAAACAAAAAATTGTTGAATATGAGCAGAAGGAAACAGAAAACTCAGATATTATTACAAATCTCACACAACAAATCCTAAGACTTAATGAAGAAATGTTGGACTATAAACAGTCCAGTAAAAAACTCACTAAGTTGAACACATACTTGATGAAGTTAACACATAAACTTAACTCAATTAAGAAAGAACATAAGTTTTTTGAAGACAATCATGTGTGTCCTACATGTACACAAACCTTAGAAGATACTTTTAGAGAAGAAAAAATTTCTAGTGGTAAAAATAAAATACAAGAAATGGAAGAGGGATTTGATGAACTAAACAATGCAATTGAAGAAGAACAAACTAGAGTTGAAAGATTCAATGAGTTATCTACAGAGATTAGTGACTTGAATAGTCAGGTAACGCAAACAAACTATGAGATAACTTCAATAAGAAAAGCTATCACAGACATCAATAATGAGATCGACGAAATACATAATGATAATGCTGATGCAAAGGCAGAGTACTCTAAGTTAAAAGTTCTTGTTTCTGATAAGAAAGATTTGTCTGTACAACTAGATGAAACTAGAAAAGATAAAGATACATTAAGTGTTGCATCAAAACTATTGAAAGACAGTGGTATCAAGACTAGAATTATAAAAACTTATCTACCCACCATGAACAAGATGATTGCACATTATCTTGGAAACATGGAGTTTTACGTTAATTTTACTCTCGATGAAAATTTTGAGGAAACGATTAAATCAAGGTATCGCGATGTTTTTTCTTACGAATCGTTCAGCGAAGGAGAGAAAGCTCGTATTGATATTGCTCTTCTGCTCACTTGGCGTTCTATTGCTAAGCTTAAGAATAGCG